AATCTAGGGCATCACTATTGTCTAAAGTTATCCAGCCCTCATATCCTGCTGACACAACTACGGGGTCGCCAAAAGATGTTCCATCGGCATCCTTGGCAAATATTCCCAATCCAATATCTGTCTTAATGTAAATCTCAGCACTTATTATTAAAGTCTGATTGCTAGGAGATGTAGAATTGAATTGAATTCTGTTGTCCATATCTAATGATAGATTATCTCCTGCAACTCTGTATCCTGTAGTTGAGATATTGCCATCAAATAAATTAGACTCGCTAGAGCTACTAGAGGAATAAGTACCACTAGGAAAGTAGTAAATATTATTATTTACAACATCATCTTTAATGTCGTTTATTTTTTGACCTTTTACTGTTGCTGTTATTGCGTCTAGTTGTGTATGCTTATTATCTGTAGCATCATATTCTTGGTGTACGGCAATAAAAGCCACATTTGGTGGAATAATAAAATTATCATTTGCTAAATCTGCATTTTGTCCATTAATAATGTCGCCTGCTTCATTCTTGGCAAATTCTGTAGCTGTTAATGCCGTTCCTGAGTCGCCTGAAGTATGGTATACCCTGCAATGGGCATAAGTAGTAGTAAAAGCAAAATTTCCCTTGTAGGACATTTCATCTTCCCCTGCATATAAAGTAATAAAGTTTTCTAGCTCTCCCTCTGACAATACTTGAATTGCCCAATAGTGCTTATTATTTGAGCTTCCCCCGTAATTATTAGCAGTTTGGAATATAATATTAGAACCTACTCTATTTTCACCAAATATAATAGGTACTGCCGACACATTGTCCTTTTTAGTTTGTAATTTTTGACCTGCATAAGCATCTGTCCCATCCATATCAGGCACTTCAGGGGCTAGTGCCGAACCTGCAAGTGAAGCCCCGATTAATGTAAAAGCACCTGTCGCCAAAGTTAGAGCAGTTCCTGTTAGACCTAGCCCGAATGTAGTCCCAAATATTCCTGCACCTGCTAATCCACCACTAGCTACAACAAGTGCTATTCCTGCAACTGCTTTTACTGCTTTACTCATCTCGTACTCTCATTATTTTATCCTTTTTTTCTATATCAACTAAGCAAGGCTTTCCACTTCTTAGTTTTAGTGTCATATACTTGTATTGATTAATAGCAATTCCTATACTATCTTTAGTTAATATTATATCGTTTTCCCGTGCAAAAGGCACAGCATCACAAAAGCTCTCAAAATAGCTGTAGTGTATTTTTCGGGCTAAATACTTACTTGCGTTTATGCTGAAGTGCTGAAAATCAGCCTCGCTATAACATCTCCATTCACTAGGTATTCTATCTCCATAAACAGACTTTAATCGCTCGTAAGAGTAACTAAAGCAATTATGCTTAGACATCTTTTAATCTACCCCAATAAACTGTTTCTGTAATAGCATCTACTACTGAAGTAAACTCATTCTGATTATAAGTTCTGCTTGGATATGGCTTGCTCCAATTTGTAAATAGTGAAGTTAGTGTGGCACTTAACGACTGCTCTGTAGCATTAAAAGTATCAATAATCCCCTCAAATAGCGTATAACTGTCTTTACTGATTGAAGATATATCTAGCTTAGGGTAAGTGTCTAAATTGTCACCATAGCCATACTCGTAAGCTTCAGCATCTATTGTATCACTAGGAGGTGTATATACAACTCTTGTTATTTTGCATCTGTTGTTTCTCCACTCGCTTGCAAAAGCTTCAGAAGTTAAAGCCCCACTTACATTATCTATTGAAACATTTATTGAGTCTGACTGCATTGAGCCATCCTCTGAAAGTTTATCAAAAGTAATAGCTAGTGGAGTGTATTCTACTCCCCCGTCATTTACGAATATGTCGTGGTCTGTAAATCTCAATGTTTCTTTGAAAGTTCCATCAAGATTATACATATCAAATTCAAACAAGTGAAGTATTGCTATTGCATCATTGTTTCTTGCATTGTTAGTTATCGTTTTACTCATTAATTAACCTCCATAAAGTCTGCCGTACATTGGTATAGCCCATCTATTCTCTTACTGTATTGGAAACTATCTTGTGAAAATCTAGCATTTGTTGCTCCCTCTAGGCTTCCATCAAACAAAATATAATCATCTTGGTTTTCTAAATAGCTCTCTTCTATGTACGGTAGAGCAAACCCAAATGAAGGCATACCAAATTCGCCCATCAATCCAGACTTTTTTCTATAGAATGTAAGTAGCTTTAGAAAATCAGACTCACCTAGCACCCAAGATAAGCCCCAAGCTTTCTTTAGTCCTTTATCTTTAATGTGTCTACCTGATACCCCAATATTACTCGCTATTGACTGATTAAAATATTTATATATAACTTGATAAGGCTGGGCATCATCTAAAACACTCATAAAGTCTTGATTAGTAGAAGCTGTCGGAGTATATGTACTAGACTCAGCAAACAAGCTTTGATACTCTGTGAAGTTAAAGAATACACTACTTAATAGTGTTATCTTCCCTGACAAGACATTTAACTTGCCAGCAATCGCTGAGAACTCAAAGTCTTTAAATATATATACTTCAGCCTCATTAGTCATTAACTGACTTCTTTTGTCTATGTCATTATTAAATAGACATTTGAAAGTGTTGGCATAATTACTCTCATAAGCCTTCTTAAGAAATTCAAACTTAGCTAAAGATATATTATTATATGTAAGGGATATTTCAAAAGAGGGAATAGAACCACCTACTATTCGTTGCTCTTTTCCACTATCAAAAGTTAAAGCCTGACCACTCTTAACATATTCCTCTATCTCATAGTGACTGTGTTTATCAAGCAGTATAGAGCTTAAATCATTCATTACACTACCTGCTTAATTGTTTTTCTTACACTTCCATTGGTCTGTAAACTTCTGTTAATAATTCCCTCAATAGTGTTTTTATTCCCTACTAGATAATTATTAAATGATGCACTATCAATAGCCGTAACATTAAAATTAATCTCAGCAGTAGTAACACTCCCACTATCTCCACCAACAGACTGCCCTGCATTCATAGCTTTAATTGCTTCTTGATTTTTAGTTGCTCCTGCTCTATTTACAACTGCTTCACCAACTTGTAGTTTAGCAATTCTTTCATCACTTCTAATTGAACCGTCGTGGTGACTAGGCATACCTATAAAACCACCTGTATGCTTTACTTCAGATGTTCCTGTATGAAGACCAAAGAACGAGCCTATATTTGTACCTGTAAATGCTCCTACTAAGGCCTGCTGTACTCTTATTTTAACCAGCTGTGCAATCACACCTTTAGCAAAGTCTTCAAAAGCTAGCTTCCCTGTCATTACAAATTTAGTAATAGAGTCAGCCATACTATTAATAGTGCTATCGTGAAATGCTTCCGACTGCTTTAATGCTTCTTGCTTATTCTTTTCTGCCTCTTCAGTTGCCCTTAATTCTTTTTCTTTATTAGCAATTATTTTGGATGTTTTTGCATCTTCGACAGCTACTTCTTCTGTTAGCATTGCTTTTCTTTTTTCTAATTGAAGTAAGTTTTGTTCTGCTAATCTTCTTGATGCACTTATTTGCCCTTTAGTTCTTTCTAAAGGATTCCAAGATTTTAATGGTGCTTCTGCTTCCTCAGCCCTAAGCTTTTTAACTGCTTCTGACTGTTCTTGTATTTCCATAGTAAGCTCTTTCATATCTAAAGCAGTCATTGTTTTCATACTTCTGATAATCTTACTTAGCCCATTATTTACAGCATCAATCCAGCCCCATTTATTAATAGCATCCAAAGCTGTTGCCCCTAGCATAACTAAAGCATTAGTTGACCTAGTAAGCGTTTGGTCTAGCTTTGCCCCTGCTGTATCTTGAAACTTCTCATTAACACCCTTCGTTGCCTCTTCTACTGCTCTTAATTTATCAGCTAAAGAAATAGATGTTAAGTCTATCTTTCCATATTTCTGCTCTAACACATCAACGATAAAGCCTTGTGCTTCGCCTGTCTTGTTTAGCATAATAAGATTGTCATTTAAAGTTTCAGCACTCTCGTGTGGATAAGCTCTACCCAATGCAATAGATTGTTCTGTTAGCTTTTTAATTTCTCCTGAAGATAAACCAGCAGTTTTACCTGACTGAACAAATCCCGCAATCATTTCTTGCGTCATTCCTGTAGCATTAGATGTTGCTTGTATATAAGACT